GACAGGGGGCGCCAAAGCCGGTCGGGAAACTGGCGTTCAGTTCGACGACGTTGACCATTGCGAAGTGCGCGGGGATCATCGTGATCTCGGAAGAACTCGCGCGCACGTCGACGCCGTCGGCGGAAGACGTGATCCGCAATGACATGATCAAAGGGATCGCGTCGTTCCTGGACGTCGAATTTACCGATCCGACGAAAGCGCCGGTCGTCGGCGTGTCGCCCGGATCCGTGACGAATGGCGTCACCCCGATCACGTCGGCCGGCACGACGCCGGCCAACGCCCGAACGGACATTCAAGCGATGGCGGCGGCCATGCTCGCGTTGAACATGTCGACGGCCAATGCGGTGCTCCTGATGTCGGAAACCAACGCCCTGGCGTTAACCTCCGCGTTGAACCCGTTGGGACAACCGCTATTCCCGATGATGTCGCCCCTGGGCGGCAAGATTCTCGGCTACACGGCGGTCGCGTCGCAGTCGTTGGGCACCAACGTCGTCATGATCAACGGCGAAGGGATTTTGATCGCCGACGATGGCGGGATCGAAATCGACGTCTCGCGCGAAGCGTCCGTCCAGATGGACTCCGCGCCGATGAACCCCGCCGACGCGACCGTCGTCATGACGTCGCTCTGGCAGAACAACCTGGTGGGGTTGCGCGCCGATCGGATCATCAACTGGAAGCGCGCCCGCACCGGATCGGTGCAGTACACCGTGCAAACGTACGCCGCGTAAGCCATGCACGACGCGACGTCCCGCGCCCGGGTCCGGCATCACACGGATCCGGGCGTCCCCGTATCAGGCACAACCCTATGAAAGTCACCCCCATGACGACAGAACCGACGCACGCCGACGCGCACGACCGTGATCGACCCGCCGCCGCCACCGCTCCCGACGCCGTCTTGCTCGAAGCGGTCGTCTACTGGACGAACTACGAAACCGGGGACGTCTACCTGCCCGGGGATCAATTCACGGAATCGGATCCGTTGCTGGTGAATACGGTCGTCGGGATCGGGTTTGCGCGCCTGGTCGGCGCGTCCGAACCGCCGCCCGATCCCGGCGACGTCACGCGTCGTCGCCGCGGGCGCCCGCCGCACGTGACGAAAGATCCGGGGCGCCCTGGCGATCACGCGACGCCGCCCCCGCATCGCGAATCGCATCACCGCGGGTAACACCGTGCGGCTCCCTTTCGGGTTGATGATCACGCGGGCGTCGACCGCTCGCACATCGGGCGGCGTGGAGAACATCCCGCCGCCCGATGGCGCGATCGCGGTGGGACGGACCGGCTACGGCTGGGCGGGGTATTGGTGGCCCGTGATCCAGGAGTCCTTTACCGGCGCGTGGCAGCAAAACGTCTTCCAACGCGCGGATTCGGTGCTGTCGTACTTCGCCGTCTACGCGTGCGCGACGTTGATCGCGTCAGACATCGCCAAGCTGACCCTGCGATTGGTGCAGGAAGACGATGACGGGATCTGGACGCCGATCGATGTCCCGGCGTTTTCCCCCGTCCTGCGGAAACCCAACGGGTACCAGACGATTCAAAAATTCGTCGAACAATGGATCATCACCAAACTGATTTGGGGCAACGCGTACATCCTGAAAATCCGCGACAACCGGAACGTCGTCCAGGAAATGCACGTCCTGAACCCGATGCGCGTCTATCCGGCGATCACGCCCGATGGGTCGGTCTATTACCAACTGCAAACCGACTATCTCGCCGAACTCTTCGAACCAGTGTGGGTTCCGGCGTCGGAAATGATTCACGACCGCATGGTCGCCATGTATCACCCGTTGGTCGGGGTGTCGCCGATCTACGCGTGCGGGTTGGCGGCGTATCAGGGACTCAAAATCCAAGCGAATTCAACGAACCTGTTCGCCAACGGATCGCACCCCGGCGGGATGTTGCTCGCGCCCGGGGCGATTTCGGACGACACGGCGAAGCGGCTCAAAGACTACTGGAACACGAATTTTACCGGGGACAACGTCGGCAAAGTCGCCGTCCTGGGCGACGGGTTGAAGTACGAACCGATGACCATGTCGGCGGTCGACGCGCAGTTGATCGATCAATTGAAATGGACGGCGGATAACGTGTGCGCGTGTTTCCATGTCGCGCCCTACATGATCGGGATCGGATCGCCGCCCCCGTACGCCAACGTCGAACCGCTGGTGCAGTTGTACTACTCGCAATGTTTGCAATCGCTGATTACGTCCCTGGAAACGTCGCTCGATGATGGGCTGGGGATCCTGAACCCGATCACGACGGCGTCGGGCCCGGTCCAGTACGGGACGGAATGCGATATCGACGATTTGATCTGGATGGATACCCGCACGCGATCGGAAGCGGCGGCGAAAGCGACCGGGACCCTGTCGCCCAACGAAACGCGAGCGAAGTACTTCGGCGTCGGCCCGACCACGGGCGGCGATTCGCCGATGGTGCAACAGCAGTACTACTCGCTCGACGCCCTGGCCAAGCGGGACGCCGCCGACCCGTTCGCGAAACCGACGCCCCCGGTCCCGGCGACCCCGGCGACGCCCCCGGCCAACGCGCCCGCTGGGAACCTCCGCGCCCTGACCGCGGACGCGGAGTGGTCGGGCGCGTTGGCCGCGGCGATCCGGCGCGAGCAACGGCGACGGGTGCCGCATGCCGCTTGATGTCGACGCCGTCGCCGGCGCGTTGCTCGACGCGGTCGATCGCGCCCTGGCGCCGGTCCTGGCGAAAGTCGCCGCGTTGGAGCTCGCCGTCTCAACAGTGGGCGGGCGCGTCGGCGATCTCGCGACCGCCGCCGCCACCGATCACGATCGCGTCGTCGGGCTCGATGCCCGCGCCGACGGCCTGGGCGACGTCGTAGGGCGCGCGGTGGCGCCGACCGTGGAACGGCTCGCCGCGCTCGAAGCGCGCGTCCTGGGCGTCCCTGACGCCCTGGGCGCCCTCCGGGAACGCGTCGCGGGGATGGAAGCCCGGCCACCGGTGCCCGGACCCGCCGGTGCGGACGGGGCGCCCGGCCGCGACGGACTCGACGGGCTCGGGTTCGACGACGTCACGGTCGATCACGACGGCGATCGGACCCTGACGATTCGCTTTGTCCTGGGCGACCGCGTCAAAGCGTTTCCCGTGGCGTTGCCGGTGATCCGGTACCTGGGCGTCTATCGCGACGGGACGACGTACGACCGCGGGGATATCGTGACCTGGGCGCGGTCGATCTGGCATTGCAACGCCGCGGGGACGACGACGCGCCCGGGCGGATCGGGGGCGGCGTGGACGCTGGCGGTCGCCGGCGGCAAGGACGGGAAGGACGGACCCGCGGGACCGGCGGGCCCGGCGGGGCGCGATTGGCAACAAGTCTACGACGCGATGCGGACCCGGTGACCCTATGGCGATCAACGTGACGCTACAACAGGCGGTCGACCATTTGTTGATCCCGATCGTCGTCGACGCGACGCCGCCCGATCCCCGGCAAGCGGATATCCAACTGAAATTAGATCAAGCGGAAGCGATCATCCTGGATTACATCAAGGGTGGCCCGCCGATCGTCAACCCGCTGATCTACAACCCCGACCCGCCGCCGATCGACCCGGTGATCCAAGCGGCGATCTTGCTCGAATTCGCGGAGCTCTATCGGTTCCGCGGGGATGAACAATTCAAGGAAGGACCTGAACACGATTTGGATATCTCGCAATTGTCGCCGACGATCACCAACCTGTTACGGCGGAAGCGGGATCCCGCCCTGGCGTAGCGATGATCAACCGTTCGCCGATCGCGTCCGGTCGCCGCGCCTGGCATCGCGTCACGGTGCAGAACCCGTCGCCGCCGCGCGCGGTCGACGGCGTCCCCGTGGACGACCCGTGGATCCCGGGGACGCCGCCCGATTGGTACGTCGCGATCGACCCGGCCACCGCGGGCGATCAAGAGCGGGCGAAGTCGACCGGCGTCCTGACCCAACCAAGTACGACGATCACCGGGCCGTACCGCGCCGACGTCACGACGGCATCGCAGTTGATCGACACCGCCGACGGGACGGTGTTGTACGTCGTCGGCGTCGAAGATCACCGCGGGCGTCATTTGGAATTAATCGTCCAGTGTTCCACGGTGGCCCCGACATGAGCGTCACGTTGACCTGGACGGGACTCGACGAATTGCGCCAAGCCTTGCGCGATCTGCCGGCCGGGTTGACGGACGACGCGCGCACGATCGTGCTCGGGCACGGCGACCGCGCGGCGGCGGACATCGTCGCGGGGTATCCCGACGTGAGCGGCAATCTCCAAAAGGGCGTGTCCGTACGGACGTTGCCGGGGACGGGCCCGTTTTACGCGGGCGTCGAAGTCCGCTCGCGCGCCCCGCATGCGGCGCTCTATGAATGGGGATCCGCTGTTCGATCCTACGACGGGAAGAACCGCGGCCAAATGCCCCCCGCGCCAACGGGCAAAGGGGCGATCCCAAAAATCATGCGCGAACGGCGCGCGATGTACGGGGACTTGCGCGGCGTCCTGGAACGCGCGGGGTTGATCGCGAGTGGGGGGGACGCCTAAATGCCGACGCCCGTGTCGGACACGTCGCTGATCGCCAACGCGTTGATCGCCGTGCTCGCGTCCGACGCCGCGTTACTCGGCGTCATGCCGAACGGCGTCTATTACGACCTGGCGGGCAAAGGGGCGACGCGCTATGTGATCGTGCATTTGAACGACGCCCAGGACGTCGCGGAATTCGGCCGGCGGACGCTGGAACGCGGCGACTACTTAGTAAAAGCCGTGGGGTTGTCGATCGCGTTGGCCAGTCCATCGGATATGCAAGCGGCGGCGTACCGCATCGATCAATTACTGGAAGATCAACCCTTCGCCGTCGCCGGCTACGCGTGGTCGACGACCCACCGGATCCAACCGGTGCATTACACGGAAATCGACGGGGACAATCAGTCGCTACGCTGGTATCACCGCGGGGGGATCTATCACGTGGAATTCGCGCCGACGGGCGCAACGGGGACACGGAAAGGGAACCGATCATGATCAAAACAGGGCGCTACGGACAAGTGTTGTACGACCCGGCGGCGACGACTCCGGTGGAAATCATCTCGCTCAACAAATGGAAAGCGAGTTTCAAAACCGCCAAACAGGACGTGACGTGTTTCGGCGATACCAACAAAGTGTACGTCCCCGGGTTGAAGGACGTCACCGGCACGGTGTCGGGGTTCTGGAACTCCGATCCGACCGCGTCGCCGATCCTGTTCGCCGCCGCGGACGCGGAAGTCCCCGGCATGCTGAAACTCGTCCCGAACTCGACCGAGAACACGTTCTTTTGGTCGGGGCTCGCCTATCTGGACGCGGACATCGATTGCACCGTCGAAGGGGCGCCGGCGATTTCTGGCGCGTTCTCGGCGGCCGGCCCGTGGACGATGGCGGTCGGACCCTGATTCGCTGAACCGGGACCGTCGTGTTTCAACATCTCGCGATCCGCGGGCGGGATGGATCGTTGGTGTGGGGGTACCGTACCGCCGCCGTGCTGAACACCTGGGCGATTACGCGCGAATCACCCGGGGCGGGCGGCGACGGGATCTGGCGACTCTCCGCGACGATTGCCCGCGTCGACAGTTTCCAAATCCGACAGCGTCCGTTGCTGTTCACGGCACCGCGCCCGGGCGGGCGCTGGTGCTGGCCCGTCGCCGATCTGCAAGTCGGCGCGTCCGCAATCCTGGCCCGACTCGGGCCCCCGGAGCAGTAACCGTATGTCTCGCTTTGTCAAACCCGACACCGTCACGTTGCCGATTTCGGACGGCGACACGATCACAATCCGCAAGCGGTTGACCAACGGCGAACGGCGCGCGATGTTCGCCCGCATGTACAAAGACGGCGTCACCCCGATGCGGCTGGATACCTGGGCGACCGGCCTATCGATGGTCGTCGCGTACTTGCTCGACTGGACGTTGACCGACGACGCCGGCGAACGCGTCCGGTTGCGCGACGCGGCCGGCGTCCCGTTGGCCGCGGACGAACTCGCGGTGATCGTCGACGGGCTGGATTGGGATTCGTTCGTCGAAATCAAGGACGCGATCGAAGCGCACGTCACCGCCCTGGGCGACGACCTAGTCGAGGAAAAAAAAGTCCCGGCGACCGCGACCGCATCGTAAGCGATTTAGCGATCTGCCGGATCATGCACTGGACGTACGACGACGTGTTGACGTTGCCCGCGTATGTGTATGACGTGTTGATCGATGAACTGTCGAAGAATAACGACGAACCGGAGTAACGCCCGCCGTGACGACACCTGTTAGCGGCAAGTTACAAGCGGACTTTTCCAGTTTCTATGACGCCGTCACGAAAGCGGACGCGTCACTAGACACGATGGAACAGGGCGCGGCGAAAGCCGAATCCGGTCTGAATCGGATGGTGGCGAATTTCTCCGGCCAAAAACTGATCCAGCAAGCGCAAACCGCCGTGGAAGCGGTGAAGCGGATCGGCGACGTGACCAACCTGACGGAAGCGGAACAAGCCAAGCTCAACGCGACGCTGACGCAAGCGATCGCCAAGTACGACGCGTTGGGGAAGTCCGCGCCGGCGGACATGCTCGCGTTGGCGGACGCGACCAAACAAGCGGACGCCAGTTCGGAAAATCTCTTTACGCGCATCGCCGGCGGCGTCGCGACTGGCGAGCTCCTGGCCGACGCGTTGCAAAAGATCGGGGAAATCGGGTTAGAAGCGTTTAAGGAAGCGGCGGCCGTGATCCCGACGTTGATCGAACACGCCGCCGCCCTGGGCAACACGCTGTACGAACTGAGTCTGAAGACGGGCGGATCCGTCGAAGGACTCTCCGCGTTGCGCTATGTCGCGTCGCAAACGGGGATCGATTTCGAATCGATGGGCGGATCCCTGTTCAAAATGGAAAAGTTTCTCGGCTCGACGGGTGACGCCGCGGTGAAAGCGCAAGGGACCCTGGACCGGCTCGGGTTGTCGTTGAACACGTTGAAGAACGAACGATCCGATCAAGCGTTCGTCGACATCATTGCGGGGTTGGAACAGATTCCCGCGAAAGCGGATCAAGCGTCGGCGGGGGTGGCCATTTTCGGCAAGGGTTTCAAGGACATGTCCGGGCTCGCGTCGGAAGATATTCACCGCTTGATGGGCGAAGCGGAAGACCTGGGATTAGTCATGTCGACGCAAGCGGCGGCGGGCGCGCATGCCGCGACGATCGGATTCGCCGCGTTACAAATGCAATTGGAAGCGGTCGGGACGCGGATCGGGTCGGCGTTTTTGCCGGCCGTGATCGGCGTTGAACAGGCGTTGCAAACCGGGTTCAAGGTGGCGCTCGACTCGGTCAACAAAAGTCTCGCCGCGATGGGCGGCGGGGATGGGTTCCTGGCGACCGTCGCCAAAGCCATGGGCACCGGCGACGACGCGTTGTCGGCGCAAATTGCCTTGTACGGCTACCTCCGCGACGCGGTGATCGCCGTCGTGCGCTATGGCGTCGAACCGCTGGTGACGGCGTTCACGGCGATGATGAAACTGTGGGACGAACTATCGATCGTCGTCCACGGCGCGATCGTCGCGTATGACGGGATCTTGGACGCGATCGACAAGGTGGCGATCGCGACCCTGAAACTGTCCAAGATTACCAGTCCGTTCAGTAATCACGACGAGATCGACGCGCAAATCGTCGCGTATAAATTGATGGCGGTCGAAACGGAAGCGGCGATCGGCAAACAAGTCACCGCGATCAAAGGACTCAACGCCGCGGAAAAGGATTGGGGGGAAACCGGCAAAGCGACCAACGCCGCGATCGAAGCGGGATTACAGGGTGTCGCCAGTGCGTCGGTCGATATCGGCAAGATCATTAGCGACACGGCGGATATTTCGCGACACGCGTACAGCGGCGTGGGCGACGACGTCGACACGACGTCGACCAAGCTGAAAGGGTTTGCCGCGGAGCTCGCGCGCCTGACCGCGGAGATTGAAAAGTCGAAAGCGAGTGGGGCGACGCTCGCGACCCAAATCGCCGTCTTCGGGCAAGCGGCGCAAACGACCGCGGACAAGGCGCACGCGTTAGGCATGGCGGTCAACGCCGACGTCCAGGCGGTCGCCGACGGGTTCACCAACGCGAAGATCGCCGAAATGTGGGACAAGACGTTCGCCGAAATGACCAAGACGGCGAATAAGTTTGTCAACGAAGGGACGGCGGCGATCAACAAAGCCAACGCCGCGCAAGCCGACGCGATCGCGCATAACCAAACCGCACAACTCGCGATGGCCACCGACTATCACAACAAAGTGATCGACATGAATTTGTCGGGGGCGGACCTGGCCATCGCACAGATCAACCGCGAACAGGACGCGAAACAAGCGGCGCTCGATGCGACGACCGATCACACGACGGCGTTTTATATCAAAGCCGAAGCGGACATGACGGCGTATTACAACCATGAACGCGACATGGTCAACGGGACGGCGTCGACCATCGAAAAACGCATGGCGCAACAGGGCGTCCAAACCAAAGCGGTACTCGACACGGAAGCGGCGGCGGCGACGCGCGATTACAACCAAATGAAAGCGTCGGGGGAGTACACCGCGCAGGAAATTCAGGCGGCGTGGAAACGGATGGCGGACGCGAATTTCGCCGCCGATAACCAATGGATGCAAGCGTTCCAAACGTCGGCGTCCGCGCTGCCGGGGATCCTGGACAGTGCGATTTCGGGGGGCGGCGGGTTCGCCGCGATCGCTAAAAAAGCGGCGGTCGGATTTGCGACGGACTTTGCGAAAAACGTCGTCGCGTCGATCCCGATCATTGGCGCCTACGCGGCGCCGATCATTGACGGACTCACGAAAGTGTTTTCGTCCATGTTCGGATCGGCCGGGCGCGATGCCGTCGTCAAATTCGCGGAAGGGATGGGCGGGTTCGATGCGTTGCACGTCAAGCTCGACGCCCTGGGCGCGTCGGGCGAACAATTGTGGGTCAAGCTCACGCAGGGTGTCGGGAAGAACAACCCGCAGGAAGCGCAAGCGGCGATCGACGACGTGACCAAAGCGTTGAACGATCAAAAGACCGCCCAGGACGACGCCGCCGCGTCGACGCAAGTGACAACCGAAGTCCAGGCGCAAGCGACGATCGAAACCGCGACCGCCGCCGCGCAAGCGTTAGACGCGGTGTCGGCGAAGCTCGCCGATAATCAGGGCGCGTGGAAGGATTGGTCGTCGACCGTCACGGGGTTACTGCAAAGCGTCGCCGATGCGGTGATGGCCATCCCGATCCCGTCGCCCCTGGGTCCGATGCTCGCGGGCGCCGGCGGCGGGCCGATGTTGTCGCCCGGGATGTCCGCGTCCGCGTTCCAACAAACGGGGAACGCGCCGACGAATATCAACCTGACGTCGAAAGTCCAAATCCAAAATAAGGACATCGCGACCGCGGTGAGTAGTTATGTCTACGATCAAGGGTTGAACCGGTGATCGATGCCGACGACCCCCGCCTACGTCCTGACGATCGCCGGCGTCGCGCAACGGTTCCAACTCGGGTCGTTGCAACTCTCCGAAACCGCCAACGCGCGCAACACGTGCGCGGTGTCCGTCTTTTCGCTCGATGGGACCTACCGGCCGGCGCTCGACGCCGACATCGTGTTGACCGAAAACGGCGTGCGGATTTTCGGCGGGACGATCGACGGCGTGTCCGAAGCCGGCGTCGGCGGGCTCGGGCTCGTCCGCATTGTCACGGCGATCAAAGGGGTCGACTACGCGGGGATTGCCGAACGGGAACACGTCGCCGCCAACGTCCCCCCGGGGTCGCTCCTGGCGTTTCTGACCGCGATGCTGCCGTATCTCCCCGGGGTCACGGTGGATCCCGCGCAAGTCGTCGGGCCCGCGTTGCCGGCGTTGCCCTACAGCTATGACAAAGTCACCCGGGACGCGTTGAACGAAGCGTGCGTCCTGGCCGGCGGGTACGTCTGGGAAATCGATTACGCGAAAATCCTCCGCGCGTTTCTGCCGGGGACAGTGGCCTGCCCGTTCAACGTCGCCGCCGGTGACGGGCACGTGATCGGCGACGTCGTCGTCGCCCCGCAACGCACGACGGGCCAGTACGCCAACCGGGTCATCGTCCAAGCGGGGACGGGGACATCCCGGATCCGTCAAAACTGGACCGGCGACGGGGTCACGACGCAGTGGATCACGGATGTCCCGGCAACGAACGACTGGCCCG